CAAAAGAAAGCGAATGATGATGCAGCAAAGAAGAGAGAAGAAGACAACAAGGACAGAGCAGACAAAGCAAAAGAAGCAAGGGAGAAAGCAAAGCAAGATGAACAAGCACTTGCAAAAGAATTGAAAACATTGCAAGATGAATTGTTCTTGCTTACAATAAAGGATGATACAGAAAGAGCAAAGAAGAGAATTGACCTTGATTTGAAAGCAAGGATTGAAGCAATCAATGCAACAAAAGCATCAGAGGAGACCAAGAGAAAACTGATTGCAGAAGAAGAGAAGAAAGCAGATGGACAGAAGAAGACTCTGGATGAAGAAAAGCAAAAGAAGATTCTTGACCAAGAAGAGAAGTTCCAGACTGAACTTTCAAATGCAGTTGCTCAAAATAGAATTAATGGTGAGAAGGATGTCAGAGTCAAAGAAAGACTTGCACTGGAAGAGACTGCATTCCAGAAAAGACAAACTATTCTGAACAATGAGACAACCACATCAGACCAGAAGAAGTTGCTTCTTGCACAAGCATTGATTGAGGAGCAAAGATTGAAAAATGAACTTGAACAAAAGTTTGCAAAAGAGGATGCAACAAAGAAGATTGCCAAACTTGAAGAAACTGCAAAGGATGTCACACTTGCAAAAGAAGTCAGACTTCAAGCCATTACAGATGAAGAGAATCTTCTCAAACAACAATTTGAAAAAAATCAAATAATTGAAGAAGAATACAACAAGAAACTCAAACAATTATCACAAGACAGAATCAACATTGATGTTGCAGAAGCAGAAGCAAGAGCAAAAATTGCTGGACAGATTGGAGACATTGCAGTTGGTCTTGTTAACTTGATTAAGTCAACAAATGAAAAATCAAAAGGACTTGCCATTGCATCATTGATTGTTGAACAAGCATCTGCAATTGCAAAGATTATCACCAACACACAAGTTGCAAATGTAAAAGCAACTGCATTGCTAGGACCAGCAGCAGCACCAGAGATTATCAGAAATAATATCATGGCTGGAATTTCAGTTGCAACTTCAATTGCATCAGTCATAAAAGGAATTCAACAAATCAAATCTGCATCACCATCAAGTGGTGGTTCTGGAGGTGGAGCAGCACCAAGTATGAGTGGAGGAGGAGGAGCAGTTGTTCCACCATTGCCACCACAACAAGAACAAACTTTGTTGAATCAAGGACAAGTCAATGAGATTGGTTCAGCAACATCTCGTGCTTATGTGGTTGAATCAGATGTAAGTGGAAACCAAGAAAGAATCCAAAGAATAAACAGAGCAGCAAGAATCAGTTAAAAAATAAAATTATGAAATTACCAATCTATGAGTTGAAAATCTCTGAAGAGATGAATGAAGAATCAGAAGTCCAAGCCATTGCCATTGTTGACTTCCCAGCAATCAAGAAAGATTTCCTTGTCTTCAATGAACAATTTGTTCAACCAAGTCAGAATGAATCAGAATCAGACTTCATGTCCAGATGTATTTCCTACAATGTTGGAGAAGGGAAAGACCAAGACCAAGCAGTTGCAATCTGTTCTTCAAAGTGGCAAAATAAATTTAATGCTGAGTTAAGTATTTACGAATACACACCAAAACACTTTGATATGTGTCCTGGTGCAATTGCTACTTTTACGCATCTTGTTTCTATGAATGTTGGAATAGATGAACAAGGAATGGTAAGGTCTGCAGCACAAATTGCTGATAGTATTTTTGGTATTGAAAAGGAGGTAATAGCCAAAAACTTTGCTACTACTCAGCAAGTTATTGAAGTTGAAATTTTAACAGATGATTTTGTTGATTTAATGAGAGAGATTGACAAATTAGTAGGAATGGTTCACAATGTAGATTATATGTATAACCATCTTGCAAAAGTCAAAAGTTATCAAACACAAACACAAAATTTTCAATCTTATACCGATTACCCAAAACAGGCGCAAGAGAACGCAAAGATTGCATTGAGATGGGCTGAAGAAAATGGATGGGGAGAATGTGGAACTCCAGTAGGAAAGGCAAGAGCAAATCAACTTGCCAATGGTGAACCAATCTCCAGAGACACAATTGCAAGAATGTCTGGATTTGAAAGACACAGACAGAATTCACAGAAAGAACTTGGTGATGGATGTGGAAGACTTATGTGGTTGGCATGGGGTGGTGATGCTGGTGTTGAATGGGCAACCAGAAAGTTGGAACAGATTGACAAGATGCGAAAGCAAGAAAGATTCTCCATTGTGAATGAAGACAAGAGAATCATCTCTGGAGCATTGATGATTGCAGAAGAATTAATATATCGCAACAATTCAATGGGTGAACATTATGTCAAGTTTTCTGCTGACACAATCAAAGCCATTGCAATCAAGTTTGCAAAGAAGCAGTATAACCAGAATGTGAATCTGATGCATGACCCAAAACAAAAAGTTGAAGGTGTGACCATGTTTGAATCTTGGTTGACAGATTCAGAGAGGGGAATTCTTCCAATGAAAGGATTTGAAAATGTTCCAGATGGTTCATGGTTTGGTTCATTCTATGTGGAGAATGATGAAGTCTGGAAGTCAGTGAAGTCTGGAGACTACAAAGGATTTTCAGTTGAAGGGATGTTTGAATATGACAAGCCAATGAGCATGGAAGAAAACACTTTGAAGAAGATAGAAAAATTGTTAAATGAAATAATCACAGATTAAAACCACTACACATTATGAAGGCAACAGAAATTATCAAAAACTTGAAGTTAGCATTTGATGAAATGCTAAATCAAACACAACAGAAATTCATTGATGCTATGTTGAAAGACGGCACAATGGTATCTGTGACAGAACTTGCAATCGGTGGAATTGTCACCATTGATGGAATACCAGCACCAACTGGAGAGCATATTCTTGAGGATGGAACAACAATTGTTCTTGGAGACAATGGAGCAATCACTGAAATCAAACCAGCAGAACCAACTGCTGAAGTTGAAATTGAAGTTGAAGGAAAGAAAGAAGAAGACATGACTGCAAAGTTTTCTGCATTTGAGACATCAACTCTTGAGAAGTTTTCTTCTTATGAGGAGAAGTTCAAACAATATGAGCAAAGATTTGCAGACTATGAAAACAAGTTAAACAATGCTCACAAAGTGATTGGTCTTCTTAAAGATTTGACACAACAACTTGCAGATTCACCAACTGGAGAAGTTGATGAAGCAGTAAAGTCAAGCAACACTTTTGCAACCAAAGAAAAGAAAGAAAATTCATACGATATCCTATTCAGTAAAAAATAATTAAACCAAAGACAAATGTCATTATCATTAGGCACATTGAGTGCATACACAAAACAACTGGTTCAACCACTTTTGACTTCAGCAGTGATTGAAGCAAAGACACAACAACTTATCATGGATGGTGGTATTGTGATTCCAAATGCTAAGTCTGTTGTTGCAGTTCCTATCATGGACACTGATGCAGTATTCCAAAGTGATTCATGTTCATGGAATCCTTCTGGAACAACTTCTTTCACACAGAGAACAATCACTGTTGGAAAGATTAAAATTGAAGAGAGCATATGTCCTAAAGACATGGAGCAATACTTCCTCCAAGAAGCATTGAAAAATGGAAGCACATATGAGGACTTTGGCAATGCTGAATTCCAAGCAGCATATCTTGCTAAAAAGAATTTAAGAATTGCAGCACAAATTGAAACTGCATTGTGGCAAGGTGACATCACTGGTTCTGGTGGAGCAAACTTGAACAAGTTTGATGGTCTTATGAAATTGATTGATGCTGGTTCACCAGTAGATGCGAATGTATCTGGATACACTGGAGTTGCTACAATAAGCACAATCACTGCATCAAATGTAGTTGCTGCAACAGAAGGAATCTACAAAGCAATTCCAGCAGCAGTAATGGCAAAAGGAGATGTGAAAATCTTTGTAGGTAATGATTGGTATCGTTTACTCATCATGGCATACAGAGCATTGAACTTATTTTCTTACAATCCACAAGATGCAAATGCAAGTTCTTTCATATTACCAGCAACAAACATTGAAATCATTTCAACAAATGGTTTGAACGGAACTGGAGATGCTTATGCAATATCTTTGAGCAACATGGCAATGGCAGTTGACCTTGAAGCAGAAGAAGAAAACTACACCATGTGGTATAGCAAAGACAATGGTGACGTAAGATTCAGAGTTGCTTTTAAAATCGGAGTGAATGTCGGAATCACTTCAGAAGCAGTGAAATTCAAAGCAGCAATCTAATTTCAAAAACATGAGAGAGACTTCGGTCTCTCTCTCTTAAATATAATAACATGAGTTGTGCAATTACATCTGGTTATTCAATTACTTGCCGCGAATCGGTAGGTGGAATTGAAACCATCTATCTTATTGAGAATTCATACTTGTATGATGCAAGTGGAAATTCTTTGGTAACATCTGCAAGTGGTGTGGTGACTGCATTGAATAAGACTTCTGGAAAGAAGTTCTGGAAGTTTGAAGTACCAAGAGCAACTTCAACTGCAAACAATGGTATCACTTCATCAATTGAGAATGGAACATTCTTCTTTACACATCAAGTCATCTTCCCAATCAATAGTCGTTCAGCAGATGTGAGAAACATCGTGACTACTTTGGCAAAGAACAGATTGACCTTTGTGACAAAAGAAGGAGATGGAAGTTTCAGAATGTATGGTAAAGAATTCGGTCTTCAGTTGGAGACAACAGAAGCGGGAAGTGGAACGAGTCTCCAAGACAGAAACGGATACCTTCTCACCTTCTCAAGTCAAGAGAGAGAAGACTTCTTGATTGTACCAAGCAACATTGCAAGTACACTTGAGAATCTTGGTACTGCATAAGATACAAAATTGAAAAACTAAATTGAGACCCACCAAGACCAAGTGTATTGGTGGGTTTTTTAAGTTTATGATAACACTGACCAAAGGAGAAACACAGACAATCTTTTTCACTGCAACGGAAAAATGTTCCCTTGCAAATCCTTATTTTTACTTTGTTTTTCAGAACAGAATCACACAAGAGATTGTTCAATTTGGAGTGACCAATACAAGTAGTGATGCAAGATATGACAAGTTTTCTCTAGTGGTGAATTCAAAGTTCTTGAATAGTGAGACTGGATTCTGGACATATTCAATTTATGAGACAATAACATTGACTCAAAACTTTGACTATGAGAATTCTGCTCCAGTTGAAATCGGTTTCATGTACTTAAACCCAGCGACAGAGTATGCTCCAACATCATACAATCAACAATCAAATACATTCGTGACTTACAATGGATAATACATACCAACATATCACACTGCAATTTGACCAAGCCAAACAACCAAAGTTTGAGGAGAAGAAAGGCAAGAATTATATTGAATTTGGAAAGCACAACAACTATCCAAACTACCTTCTTGATTTGTTCAATGAGTCACCAAAGCATTCAGCCATTGTAAAATCAAAAAGCAATTATGTTTTCGGTTCGGGATTTGAAGACAAAGGAGTTGCAAATACACTTGGAGAGAATTGGAATGACATCTTGAGAAGATGCATCATGGATGATGAACTTTATAGAGGATACTATCTTCAAGTAATCTGGAACAGACTTGGAAAGATAAGTGATGTATTTCACATTGAATTCCACAAGGTAAGAGTGAGCAAAGACTTGCAGACATTCTATGTCAAGAATGACTGGATGGACATGAGAGAGAAGGCAAGAGAATATCCAGCATTTAATCAATTGAATCCAACTGGTTCACAAATTTTTTATTACAAAGAATACAATCCTTCTTCTGAATACTATCCACTTCCATCATACTTTGCTTGTCTGAATTATCTGGAAGCAGACATTCAAATTTCAAGACACATTCTTGGGAATGCCAATCGCCAGTGGGTATCTTCAAAACTTGTGAATCTTAACAATGGAGACCCACTTAATGAAGAGAAGAGAGGAGAAGTTGAGAAGGGACTCTTGAAGAAGTTCACTGGAAGTGAAGGTCAGAGAGTGGTCATCATGTTCAACAAGAGCAAGGAGAATTCAGCAGAAATAGTTGACTTGGGAACAACACAATTGACAAAGGAAGACTTCACCAATGTGAACAATCTTGTGCAACAAGAAATCTATGCTGGACATCAGATTGTCTCTCCATCACTTATGGGTGTGAAGACAGAAGGACAACTTGGTGGAAGAACAGAGATTCGTGATGCTTATGAGATTTTCAATAACACATACATCAAGAACAGACAGATAAACTTCAACAACATATTCACCAACTTGAGAAATCTCAAAGGAGAGCAAGGAGAGTTTGTGATTCAACCAGTTGAACCATTGAAGTTTGAATTCACAGAAGCAATCATGAGTCAGAATCTGACAAAGGATGAAATTCGTCAATTGATGGGAAGAGAAGAAATGGATTCACAAGTCAAGACACAAGCACAAATAATAAACGACAATATCAATTCATTGTCACCATTGGTTGCAAGTAAGGTGTTGGAATCAATGTCTCCAGATGAAATCAGAAGTTTGGCTGGTCTTGTTCCAAAAGATGTTGCAGTTGCTGGACAACTTCCATCTGTTCCATCTGGTGAAGTACCAATACAACAACAATCCAATGAGTCAATCAAGAACTTGACTGGAAGACAATACCAGAATGTCATGAGAATTGTGAGACAATTTGGAAATGGCAAACTGACTAAAGAACAAGCATCACTCATGTTGAAGAATGGATTTGGATTCACAGATTCTGATGTCAACACATTTCTTGGAATTGATGCAGACCCTTTGACAGATGATGAAGTTCAGAAGTTCAGCATGAATCCAGAAGACAGAATCATCTTTGAATTCTCACAATGTGGGGATGACAGAAGTCTCTACCAGATTGAAAAGTCTGAATCATTCATGGGGTTTGCTTATGAGTTGACAACTGATGAAGCAAATGTACTTGGAGAAATTACAAAGGACAAGAACATCACACCAGACATTCTTGCCAATGTGCTAAAGATTGACAAGCCAGTTGTTGAAGATATCATCAAGAGATTGACAGAGAATAAAATCATCAAAGTTGTTCCATCTAAAGTGAACATCAGTCCATCATATGATGTGTTGAAACCAATCTCTGAATTGGATGGTAAGAATTCAAAAAGGACAGAGTTGTTGATTCGTTATTCATATGAGTGGAGAAGTATTGTTCCCTATGGTGAGAGAGACACAAATGCACATCCATCAAGAGCATTCTGTCAGAAGATGATGGACTTGAGCAAGACAAGGATGTGGAGCAGAAGTGACATTGAGCAGATATCTGCAAGACTTGGTTATTCAGTATTTGACAGAGTTGGTGGTTGGTGGAATTCACCAATCAATCCAAACAAAGAACAATGCCGTCATGAATGGCAATCTCACATCGTTAAAAAGATATCATGAGCAAGAACATATTATTCTTAACAGAGCAGACATTTAAAGAAAGAACTGGAGCATCAAATTCAATTGATGGAAAGCAGATTTTCCCAATGATTAAAGTTGCTGGTGATATGTATATTCAACCAGCACTTGGTTCAAGATTATACAGAAGACTTCAAGATGGTGTTGAAGTTGGGAACTTGACTGCAAATGAAATCACATTGATAAATGAATACATCACAGACACATTGATTTGGTACACCATGTCAATGCTTCCTATGACAATGGGTTTTCAATTGTTTAGCAAAGGATTCCTTCAGAAGACATCAGAAGAAAGTTCTGCTCCATCAAGAGGTAACTTGGAATTGATTGAAGAGAGATACAAGTCACTTGCTGAATTCTACAAGACCAGAATGATAAAATATCTTCAAGAGAATTATGTTCTGTTCTTTGAGTATTACAACACTGGAACTGGATGGGATGTGATTGAACCAGAAGACAAGGCATACACTTGCCCTATCTACTTGGGAGACACAACACAACCAGAAAATCCAAAGTATTATTCATCAACAAGTGGAGCATCTTATCCACAGATTGCATACTACACTGCAACTGGTGGAGAGTCAACATTCAATGTTGTTGTTCTTGTTGGAAGAACACCATTGGTTGCAACAAGAGGAGGTCTCACAAAGACCATCACAACTTCTCCAACTGCTGACACTGGATATCTTCAGATTGTCAATGGTGTGGTAACACTTCCAACTGGAGACATTGCAATGGCTGGTGAGTTGTTTACATTCTTATACAATTAAACATATGAGTAAAGGATACAAGCAAGAGTACATCCAAAAAGTTAAAGCAAAATTCAATGACGTACAATCAAATAGTGGACAAAATACAAACACTTCTGGAAAGTCATCCAATGATAAAAGAAGTGAGATTCAGCAGTCCAGCAGAGTGGTTGTTCAGAGATAATCAACCAGTCTTTCCATCTGCAAACTTTGTCATCAATTCTGGTGGTTTGAATGTAGGAAGGGAGATGACATTTTCAACAAGATTCTGGTTCTTGGACAAGAGTGGAGTTGAAGGAGAATTTGAGACTGATGTGATAAGTGACCAGCATCAGATTGCCAATGACATCATTGCACAATTGAGAAAGGACTTCACCATCAGCATTGACACCAACATCACATGGAATGCAATTTCAGAGAAGTTTGAAGACTATCTTTCTGGAGTAGAATTCACAATCACAATTTCAACAACAGACCAATATCAATTATGCAGTTTACCAAGTTAATTGTCACCATCTGTCTTGTCTTCATTGCACAAGTCACCATTGGACAAGTTTATCAATTGATGCCACAATATGGATATCAAGCACCAAGAATGGCGTTTGATTCCACAATACAGATTCCAACTTTCTGTGGTGTACCAACATTAAAGTCAGTTCAGTTTGTTACCAAGAAAGGAGCAATTGCTTTTGATTCTTGCAACAATAGATTCTACACATACAATCCAAAGACATTGTCATGGTCACAAGTGAGTGGTGGTTCAACAGACACAACTTCATTGTCTTCCAGAATCAATCTGAAACTTGATTCATTAAAGAGAAGAGCAGATTCTGTCTTTGGTTATAGAAATGGAAATGAAGTTTTTCAGTTTAAAGATTCTGTTGGTTCTGGTGGTTCTGCAAGTGACACAACCAAAGTTCCTTATACTGGAGCAAACAAAAGTGTGAATCTTGGAGCATACAATTTGATTGTTGATTCATTAACCATTGGAAGAGGCAACAATCATTCATTGAGCAACAATACTGCTCTTGGATTTGATGTCTTAAAACATACAACAACTGGAAACTACAATACCGGTGTTGGTCATCAATCTTTACACAATACATCAACTGGTCAATACAATACTGCAATTGGTCAATCATCTTTATTCACAAATACAAATGGTAGTCAGAATACTGCAATTGGGTTAAATTCATTGTTATACAATACAAGTGGAAGCAACAATGTTGTTGTTGGATTGGATGCAATGCAACATAACACAAGTGGTGGAAGCAATACTGCAATTGGTTACAATGCTGGAAGTCATTTGACAAATGGTTCAACACCAAACACAACTGCAAGCAATTCTGTTTACATTGGAAGAGATTCAAAAGCAAAATTAGACAATCAAACAAATGAAATTGTCATTGGATACAATGCAATTGGTAATGGTTCAAACACAACCACAATTGGCAATACATCAACAACTGCAAATTATTTTACTGGTTCAGTAAATGCAACAACATTTGTGAAAAGTGGTGGAACATCATCACAATTTCTAAAAGCAGATGGGAGTGTTGATGCAACTGATACTTCTGTCTTTTCAAGAAAATCTGTTCCAGCATATTCAATCAATGCCAACAATACAAATGCAGTTGCAAATGAATCTGCATTGACATTCAAACAATTTGGAAATCAAACATACACAGATTCAATAACAATCACTGGAGCATCAAATCCAAGTGGAGCAATCAATCACACATTCAGATGGTCACAGATTGGAAACTTGGTCACACTTCATATTACATTGACTTATGCAACAAATGGTTCTTTGTCACAAGTTGCAATGGAGTTGCCAGATGGATTGCCAATTCCAATCCTTCCAACTGGTTTGACTGCAAATAATGACATCATTTGCTATGGTACTGGTTTTATGGTATCAACAACAACTGGTGTTGCTTCAGTTTTCTCAAAGGTATTTTTAAGACAAAATACTGGACTGACAAATGACTATGAAGTTGTAATTAACCAAGCAACAAATTCATCATACAGAATAATGAATGCAACAATACAATACTTTGCACAATGATACACATAAGACAGAAACTTGACTTGACAAATAAAGTTGGAGAATTGATTGCATATTCAGTTGTCCACACAAAAGACTGGACTCTTCCATTAGAAGAACATCCATCCATTGTAGAGAATCCAGATATCTTTGAGATAGTGGATGAAGAAATCCCAAGCCATGCACAAACTTTAATATACCAATCCTAAACACATGAAATCAGTTGAACTTACAAATCTTCTCATTGGCATTGTTATTGCATTAATTACTTATGTAAGCAAGAGAATGATTGACAAGATGGATGCATTTGAACAGAAGTTGTCTGACATCTTGATGTCTGATGTTGCAAACAAGAAAGACATTGAAGCAATCAAATCAAATATCAATGACCATGAAACCAGACTTCAGAAACTTGAATCATAAGTGGTTCTGCATTCTTTATGTGATTATTCTTGGAGCAGTTATATTCTTGAATTTGAGAATGGCAATTGCCATGCTATACTTAACAATCATTTTTTTATTATTATACATTCACAAAAACACAGACACATGAATTCAACATTCTTATCATTGAATCTTCTTGATTTTGCAAAAGGACTATTCATTGCAGTTCTGACTTCAATCATCACATTGCTTTACACTAGCATTGAATCTGGAGCATTGACATTTGATTGGAAGTTAATTGGAACAACTGCATTGACTTCTGCTCTTGCTTACATCATGAAGAATCTCTTGACAAATTCTCAAGGCAAGATATTGTCTAAAGAGACAAAGTCGGTTGGTTAGTAAAAAAAGAAAGGGATGTGAAAACATCCCTTTGATTCTTTCAAACTAAAAAAGCCCTTCAAATTTAACTATTCAAAAATAGTTAGTATGAGATATTTTATTGTTGTTTTTGTTGTTTTGCTTTCATCATGTTATTCACAAAAGATTGCCAATAGGCAACTGAATAAGGCATACATTTATCATACTGGTCTGACTGCACAAAAATTCTCTGAATGGTTTCCATGTGAAACATTGCAAATTGATTCTTCAGAGAAAGTTGAATACATCTACAAGACAGACACACTTCTCAAATACATACAGACAGAGACAGAACCAATTGAGAGAATCTTGAGAGATACCTTGATAAGATACTACAATGGATGTGATTCATTAAAGAAGGAATTGAAAAGAGGAAAGAATCTTATTGACCATCTCACAGAGCAAATCAAAATCAAGCCAATAGTTTACTACAAAACCATTGTTGATTCTGCAAGGAATGTCTCACTCCAGACACAACTCAATGAAGCAAATCAAGAACTGAAGAACAAGTCAAAGAGTTATCTGACATCTCTTTGGTTTATCATTGGACTTCTGATTGCATTGATAATTTCTTTAATCATTAATTTTTTCAAATGACACCAAGCAAAAAAGCAGTTGACCTTATCAAACTTTTTGAGGGATTTTCTTCCAAGAGTTATTTATGTCCAGCATCTGTCTGGACAATTGGCTATGGTTCAACCATGTGGAATGATGGAAAGAAAGTCAAATCTGGAGAGACCATAACACTTCAAGGAGCAGAGAATTTGTTGCTCTGGGAACTTCAGCAAAAGTCATTTGTCTTGAAAGGTCTTGAACTGAACCAAAACCAAGTTGATGCAGTGATTTCATTTGTGTACAATGTTGGAGCATCTGCATTTGGCAAGTCCATACTAAAGAAAAAAATGAAAGTCAATCCAAATGACCCAACAATAAAAGATGAATTCATGAAGTGGAACAAAGCAAGAGTTAATGGAGTATTGCAGCCAGTTAAGGGATTGACAAGAAGAAGAGAAGCAGAATCAAATCTATACTATGAAGACTAACATTGCAAGGGAGTACAGAAGAAAGCATCCAGAGATGCCAACACTTAAGTTGGCAAGAATCATGCATTCAGAAAATCAATTGTCATTTAAAGATGTTGAAGATGCAAGAGGATTTTTGAGAAGGATTGAAGGAAAGACTGGAAAGGCAAAAAGAAAAAAAGACAAGAATGAATTCCACAGAGAAGAAAGACCAAGAAATCCATACAATCTTCCAGAGTCTGATGAAGTGAAGTATGAACCATTTGTCTTTCCACATCATGACAGAATTGGAATCTTGTCAGATATACATCTTCCTTATCACAACATGGATGCTTTGACAGAAGCATTGACTGAACTCAAGAAGAACAAAGTGGATGCAGTCCTACTGAATGGAGACACAATTGATTGTCACCAGTTATCAAGATTTGTCAAAGACCCAAAGAAGAGAGACTTCAAATATGAGATTGATATGCTGAAGGAATTCTTCAATAGACTGGATGAAATACTTAAAGCAAAGATTTACTTCAAAATAGGAAATCATGAAGCAAGATATGAGCATTTTCTTATGATGAAAGCACATGAGTTGAAAGGGATTGAAGACTTTGAATTTGCAAACATTATCAAAGCAAGAGAGAAAGGAATCCAACTGATTGCATCAAATCAATTCATGAAGATTAATTCCTTGAATGGAATTCATGGACATGAATACTTTGGTGTGACTTCTCCAGTAAACATTGCAAGAGGTCTCTACATGAAGGGAAAGACATCTGCATTTCAAGGACACAATCACCAGACATCAGAACATACAGAGACAGACATGAATGGAAACATCACAACCACTTGGAGCATTGGATGTCTCTCTGAATTACATCCTTCCTACATGCCATTGAATAAACACAATCATGGATATGCATGGATAGAATGTGACAAGAATGGAGTTGACTATAAGTTCCACAATAAAAGAATCTACAATGGAAAAACACTCTGACCAAGAAGAAGAACTTCCAGAAGAAGAAGGAGTTGTTGAATTCACCACAATAAGTGAATACATCACTTGCTCTTGTTATGCAATCAACACTATGATGGAGATTGACACTGCTCTGATGTCAAAGGAAGATGAAGAGAGAATCAAGAATACAATAAAAAGAAGTTTGTTGATAATTGATTCATGCATTTATGATTTGTACTATGAACTTTTTGATGAAGAATAGGACATTTCTGTCCCTTTTGAAGACTTCTCCAGATATTTCTGGAGATTTTTTTTTGCCATGAAAGTCAAGCCAGTATTGACTTTTCTATTTTTTTGTAAAATTATTTTAATTTATTTTGAAAAATAGTTTGGTGGAATCAAAAGTCTTTGTATCTTTGATTTATCAAACAAGGAAATCAAACTAAAAAACAAAACAAAATGAAAGTAGCAGAAACAATTCTTCAACAATTAGGTGGAAACAAATTTGTAGCAATGACTGGAAGCAAAAACTTTATTGCATCAGAAAATTTTTTAAGAATGAATTTGACAAGAAATAAAGCAAAGGCAAAGTGGTTAAAAATTACTTTGAATGCAAATGATACTTACACAATGGATTTTTTCACTGCTGATAAAAATTTCAACATAACATCAAAAGTAAAATTTGAAGATGTCTATTGTGATGAATTGTGTTTTTTATTTACAAAAGCAACTGGACTTTACACATCATTATAAAAATTAAAGGGGTGAAGCATCCT